CGAGAACATCACACCTATCCGCTTTCGTACTACCGTACTCACTGACCTATACGACCAAACCAAGGACATAAAGCTGGCACAGGCGGCGGCAGGACATACCACCTCAGCCATGGCCCTACGATACTATGTCAAGGGCCGTGAAACCATCAGAAAGGCCGCCGCAGTCGTTGACCGGGCCTACTCCGCATAAGCCCCCAGCAGTTGCAGGAAATTTGCAAGGTTGGAAACCCGGAAATCCTTGCAGCACAAGGGTTTTAAGCTCCTAAAGCCCCTCAAAAATTGCAAAATCTTTTGCAAAAAGCCCATTTTTTCAGTAACGAGGTCTTTTGAGAAATTTAAAACCCCCGAAGAAGTTGAATAAATCAAGCAAAAACCGCCTAAATCTCTCGATTTAAGCGGTTTTCATGGAGCTGCTACCCAGATTTGAACTGGGGACCTCATCCTTACCAACTGTCTTAGCTATGTCTGTTGCATTTTAGTGAACCGCCGCAATCCTTGTGTAGCAAGGGTTTCGGGGTTTTTATTTTTTGTGTAGCTCCTTCAATTTTGCCAGTTTTAGCGTCCATGGACGCTAAATGGACGCTAGAATCAGGGCCGCTCCGCACCTAGGAGCAGCCCCTTAAAAAGTCTATCGAAAACCGATATTTTCTAACAATTTCATGCGGAATAAAATCATAGCCGCTATACTATATCGCAAAGGAGCGTGGCTATGGTTAGGATTTTACTGTCTACCCGACTTGGCGAACGACGGTGGACACAAGCAGACCTTGCCCGGATGACGGGGATACGCCCCAACACAATCAGCGAGCTTTA